CATCAGTGCGCTTTCGATCGTCCTTGTAGATTTTCAGGATGCGCTTGCAGCGGTCGGAATACTCGCGAAAGATCTTCCTGGCCGCATCGATCTCGTCCATCCATCGTTTGAAGGTGGCGCGATCTTCCTCCGCCTGCCGCTTTGGATCCACAACAGGCGCCACGTACTACCTCCAGACAACGGTAAGATTGTCCGCCGCGGTGGTGACAATCGTGAGGCCTGTATCGAAACCGACGCCGTACTCAAACACCTGTGCGTTGTCGAGAAGGGTGGCTGGATTGGTAATGGTCGCAATAACCGTCCCCGAGCCTGCCGTGTTGTCGTAAACGGTGATTACGCCATTGGCGACCTTCCGGTTGTTTACGATCCGGATCAGCGTTCCCATCCCGCTCTTGCAGGTCGTGGTCGTTGCGCTGCTGATGTTGGTGTACTGGAACGTGTCAGAAGCCTCGCCGCCGGCTACAGTGGAAATCAATGGCATAAGTGTCTCCTAGCGCCTGCGGTTGTAATCGGGCTGGTAGCTGTCCATGTAGGGGTTTGGAAGAAGGTCATACGCGCTGTAGGGCTGGCGCTGCTCAGGCTGTATGGCAATCCCGGTTGCCCCCATGGCCGCACCCGCTGCGCCGTATTTCCCAGCCGTCTTCAGACCCTTCTTTAAATCCGTGTCGGTTTTAGGCCGAGTGCCGCGCCGTATGTGCCTCGCGTTTTTCTTCATGATGCGGTAGGCCGCAGGGATCCCGGCCCACATCGTCAATGCGCCCCCATAACGCAATGCATCCGATGCAATCTGCCTGCCTGTTGGCGAAGCAACTTGCTCCCCCGCATCGCGCACGGCATCGCGAGCCTCGATAACCCGGTCCAAGGTCTGGCGAACGCTCTCGTCGCCTGTCGCAAGGCCTCCCAGCGCATAACCGGATGCAGCACCCGCGCCCGTGCCAATGTTTGCAAACCTATCAGAGCGCAATTCGCCGGCAGACTTCCCGCCGCCCTTGCCCTTCTTGCCCTTGATTTTTACCTTGCCCGCCTTGCCGGCTAGCTTGCGGCCAATCAAACGACCGCCGGCGCCGCCCAAACCCGCAACAATATATGGTGCGTAATTCGTCTCGTCTTCCTGGTCGTCATACCGGTTTTCATATTCAGACATGGACTTCCTCTGTCAGTTTGCGGCAACGGCTGTCAGGAAATGATTGCTAAACCAAGCGGTAAGTGTGTTCCTGCGCTTCACGCCGCCGCAATTTTGCCTAAGTTGACCCCTTGTGTGTCTTTTACTTTCACGAGGAGACCAAACATGAAGAGATTGATTGCAGGCCTTGTAGTCAGCCTGTTTGCGACTGGAGTGGCTTACGCCGGTGTGGCGTTTTTCAAATACTCATACGTCGATGGATTGAACCGCATCTGCGTGTACGACCACTTGGGAAGCAAATACATCATCACCATCCCGGCCGCGCAGGTCTGCCCGGTCACCATCAAAGTGTAGCCTGACAATCAAGGCGCAGGCTTGCGAATGGCAGGCCTGCCCTTCACTCTTGCCCGACGCTCCATCTCAGCCCGGGCGTTGATACGATCGGCTGCAGACATGGTGGACGCATAAGACCCGGCAGCGCTCGCCTGAGGCCCGGTTTCCATGACACCCTGCACCGCCCTTCGCCCCACGCTCATTGCAGGCCCGATCTCTTCGATCTCCATGCGCGTTACCGCGCCCGTCTTTGGATCCCGCGTGACACTGAGCACACGATAGCTGGCATTCGGGTTGGTGATGATCTCCTGCTCGTCCGGCGCAAGCCACCGCGCGTCACGTCCGGACTTGTTCCGGATGACGATCATCGGCCCCTTGTTGCCAACCTCGCCGGCAAATCTCTGCGCCGTCTCCGGCCTTGCAGATGAACTCATGGGGCGCCCCGGCTTGAACACATCCCCAGGCCTCAGGCCCTGCATACGATCGGCAAAGGCATCAACAGGCTGTGCCCTGTAGCTTGTCCCCGACCATCGGGGCAGCGTCTCCGCAGCCCGGCCCGCAGCCGCTGGGTCTTTCACCAGCATCTGCCCGGAGCCATCCGCGGAGCCTATGAATTGACGCATGGCCGCGTTGGACGTCGGATACCTCACCCGGTGGTAAATCTGGTAGGGAAGCCTGCCCATCGCTGGGCCAATCAGACCGCCCGCAGCCGTAGCCCCGGCACCGAGCATTGTATTCCACGTCCGCCGCTTTGCCTGTTCCTCGGCGCTTCCCTGCCCCGGATCGCGCGCCGCACCCGCAAGAGCACCGGCGGCTGTCATGGGCAGGATGCGCCCACCCATTGCCGCGGGCCCAAGCGGCCCTGCAGATAGCATCGCCCGGGGAACCTCTGCCGCAAAGTTGGCAAAGTCATTGCCCTCGAGATCGTCAAAGGCTTCCTGATAGGCAGGAAGGCCAGCCGCTTGTGTCAGGCCCCTTGCCAGCCCGCGCTCGCCAAACCAGTCGTTGGCCGCCAGATCGAAACCGCGCGCCAATGGGTAAGCAATGTTCCGCTCCGCCCAATTCAGGTCGCCCTTGCGAAACTTCTTCTTTCCCATGTCAGAGCCTTGATCCTCGCAGTTGCGCCTGTCGCTTCCAGAGCTGATCAATGGTCATGCTCTCAAGCCCCTTGAGCGGCACGTCTCCCTTGGGAACCGCCTTCGTCCAGGGCCTCGAGGCGCACGCGTATCTCAGGCAGTCAACCGCGTGGTCCTCGCTGTTGGTGTCCAGATCCTCAACCCTGGCAGTATCGTGCTGAACCAGGGGAAGCGTCCGGATTGTGTCGCGGCACGTGTCAAAGAACACGATCATCGGCCTGTCAGGGGCCTCCCCGTCCAGCCTGTGGCGGACAAGATCCCAGCCCGCTATGTGGCCCAAAGCCCCGATCCGCTTGTTATCGGCCGGCCGGAACGAAACTTCATAGGGCTTGTATCTCAGCCGCTCGGCAATGGACGGACCGCCGTCCTGCGCGAACGCCGCCGGATCCAGCACCCCGTAATCAATCTTGGGGTCTAGTGCTTCACGCTCAGAAATTCCACGAGCAACAACTTCAGCGTTGAGCTTGAGACCGACGTTTGGACTGCTAGCACCGTACCATTCTCGATATTGCACAAGTCCACCACGAGGCAGCGTTCGCCCGTCCCCAAGCGCATGGTCGTCTCCAGCAACAGCGTACCATCCGACACAGAAAGGCGCGGCGCTTCCCCAGTCCATGGCGCGGAACCTTGTCCACGTGGCAGGGATTTGGAACGGTCTGACAACGTGCCTCGCCATGCTGAAATTGTCGAAAAACGCGCCCTCAATGACCGCCCAGTCACCTTCCAGCCATGCGCGCACCAATTCTTTGGATCCCGAAAGCTTCAGGCGCTCCACATATTCAGGGTCGTTCGTGATCAGAGCCGTGTTGTCCGTGACCCTTGCGGGAATGAACAGGCGCTCATGCCGGCCAGACTCGTCCTTGAGTATCGCCATGCCCTGAGGGGCAGGGTCAATGTATCGCGCCTTGACCCAGTGATGCCCCGGCCCGCCTGGGTTTGCAGTGGCTCTGAACCCAACAGGTACGCCGGCCGCACTTCGAAGGGTTGCCTTCATCTTGTCCGGCGCACGCGGGCTCGGCCAGTTGGTTAGCTCCTCGAGATACACCCGGCTGAAAAACTGCCCCTGATATTTCTCCGCGTCCCGGTCTTCCTCAAGAGGGCGAAACCGCAGGATCGCACCTTCCGGGCTCGTCCACTGCCGCTCCATCTTGTGATAGTTCCACCCCATCTGGCCAAAGATCTGATGGGATCGGTCGATGAGACTGTCCGCTTGGGGCATCTCCCGGCGCATGAACACGCCCCGAGCGTTTGAGCCATACTTCAGCGCGTGCAGTGCAAACTCGCCGAGACACGCATCCGTCTTGCCCCCGCCACGGGCTCCGCCGAGCAGGATGTCAAAATAGGAAGCCGCCCTGACAAACCGCTCTTGGGGCCCTTCCTGCGGGCGCCAGACGTAATTGTCAGTCATCGGTCTTGATGGTTGCGCCGAACTCCTCCCGCCACTTCGCCTGCTCTTCTTCGCGACTAAGCGGCTTGTCGGTAACGGTCTTGAACGTGGCGGTCTGGTTCAGGTCAAGCCGCTCACCGTATTTCTTGGGAGCGCGCCTTGCGGCCGTCCACTTGTGAATGTCTGCAACCACCCTTGCAGCGTCTGCGGTTACTTGGCCTGACAGAACATCATCGCCGAGATCGACCAGAAAATCAGCGCTGTGGTCCGCCTGATCAAGCCTTGCGCGCGTGTAGTTCTCTCGGAACCCTTCTTTTTCCTGCAACCATCGAAACACTGTCGGTTGAGCAGGATACCCATCCATCTTGCAGATCCGTGTTAGCGTCTCTCCATTGGAGATCCGCCAGCAAATATCGTCTGCAAGGTCATCAGTGTATATGGTTGGGCGGCCGCCTACATTAGGCTTTGTCATTGGAACGCTCTCACGGGCTTGCACGCTAAGGTGTGCCTATGGGTTGCTGGTTCAAAAGAAAACGCCCCAGCCGCGGCTAACGGTGGGGCGTGATTTGACTGTTTATGAACGCTTCGCTGTAACGAAGCCTTTACTGCCTGGAAACCCGCGCGGCGATCCCGGGAAAAGATAAATCGCCTACGCTGCACAATTCATCTCACAAGCATTTTTAACAAACAAGCGGTGCAATGTTAAAACTGCACTACTTGATCAACCCGTAGTGCTTGCCCAAGGCCTCGCAGCATCGGACCAGCAGTGTAAGGGCTTCGTTTGGGGTTCCCATGCCGGAGGATTGAAAGTAGGGGCCGGCGTGTTTTCCATCGACCGCCACCGCCTCAATCAAGGCAACCGCCCGCTTGTTTATTTTGGC